GCTGGTTTCTGAGGGAAACTATGGAGCTGATCTCCTCTGGGTCGCGCCTCTGCAATGTCGGGAATTCTCTTCGAACACGGACAATACTTACGTCCGTGCCGTCATAGAACTCCTTTCCGCAAGATTCTCTGAACTTACCAGTCCAGAAGGATTTGCGAGAGTTCACCTTGATACCGTAGTGTTCAAGGGTCTCTATTGCAGAACGCACCAGGTATTGTGGGATGATGATATCATCTCCATATACCCGCACCCGACCCACATGCTCTTTAATGAGTTTGCGGGTCAGAGGTGTCCTAAGCTCTCTCTCTAACCCAATGAAGAGTAGTGTTAAAAACACCATTGCTTCCACGGGGAAACAGAGAGCTGAACCCATAGACGCGAACTTGGCAAGACGAACAGTCTTCCCAAGTACGTCAGCCTTCCGTGATCTGCATGCGTCAACAGCCCCATGCAATTGGGGGTGTGATGACAGCATTTCACGTACATGCTGATTCGAAACGCGATCGGAAGCCTCACTTAAATCAAGTGTGGCCAGGTCACCCGAAAGGGAGCCTTCACGCGCCATTCGGTTATTAACCGTTTGGTCCGTGAATCCGATCATGTGCCGGAGGTAGTCATCCTCCTTAATGGCACAAATCAGAGCATCCGAAAGAGCCTGCTGACAATATTGCATTGCCGTAGGTTCGATCGCGATGATCCGAGGCGTTTTGAGCGTCTTAGGAACGTCAACTACCCTTGCGGGTAGTTCACGACCAGGTTCGAGGATGTCTATTTCACCTAAGTCCGACGAAAATCGGTCATTAGGTACAAGATACTCTTCCCACGGGAAGAATTCTTGAAGTCGCGTAGTCCAAGTTGACTGTGACCACTTAGCGTTCCCGCTAAGGAAATCAGCAGTTGCTCCAGGACCATGCTTGGGCAAAAGAGACCGGTCGAAGACACGAGTGTCTAAGGCCGAGAATATCTTGCCAAAAAGCAGATCTGACACCTCTCTGAACTTAAACCAATCAAGGTCGTTCAGTCGAGAGTCAGATACGCGGACATCCTTCTCACACTCAATAAATCCATCATATGCAGCCTTCACCCTTGCATCGCTGCAAGGAAGAAGAATCTTGCCAAACATCAATGATAATTGACGTAAAGCAAAAATTGCATCATGTGACGGGTTATTGAGTAGGACACCACTACCACGGTCGAACACAAGATCGAGGAAACCTCCGAGAAATCGGGGGAGACCTGCCTGCCAGGAGAAACCCTGAAACAGGTTGCGATCCGCATAACCTTGGTCAAGACATTTTTCGATGTCTTTTCCAAAGTTAGGCAGGGATATCGTTAAAAATGACATCCCCTCATGTTCGACACGACGATGGACAGTTTTTATGTCCATCGTGGCGCTAGTGCAACATCTGGTAGCCAAATCTTTGGCTACCTTTGTCCAGAGTAGCATCAGGCTATTCATGTTCCCTCCTAATAGAGGTGGACATTCCCTAGCCTTACCACTCACAACGATAAGCTAGATGCACTTAAAGCACATCTTCCGATCCTCCTTTACTATCACTAGTAGGGGAGCAATCGGACTTATCGTTACGCGACCGATCGTGCAACACCTTGGCTGCGAAAGTCAAGATAGCTGCAATGGCTGCGAACAATGAGTTCCAGTCACTCTCGGTCAGCTCTCACCACCAAGAAGCTTGGTAATGAGGGCATCCGAAGTCGCAGTGAACGCAATTTTGAAACCTGCGTACACTTCGAGCTGCTGAGCGTTCGTATACCCGGCCACAGGCACATCGAAGACCATGTAACAAGACATGGAAACCTTTGTGTTCTGGGCAGGGATGAACGGATCAGCAGTCAACTTCGAGTGGTCAACCCGGAGCACCCGACGCGTCCTTTTGCCA